AAAGTATGTTTATTCTTTTAAATACATTACGCACTGTTAATTGATTCATTTATTAAAACAAGGCTAAATTCAGCGTTTATACTGTTCGCTAACGTGTCTAACTCTTCTATAACACTTGTATCTGTAGAAACGGTATATAATGCGAGTTCTCGTAAGTTTTCGAGTGCACGGTTTAATAACTTTTCTGAAACTTCTGTATGTGATTTATATTCTATAACCATGTTTATATTCGCTAAAAACTCCCTGTATAAAACTTCATTTAATCCTGAATACGGTAAAGTTTCACGTATGAGTTTAGTTATATGTTTTGTACCTGTATCCTTTTTTATTAAAGTTGATGCCAAATATACAACGAGTGCAATTAATATTACAGCTAACATTCTATAAAGTACTGACAATTTTATCTGTAAGATTATGTGCGCGACATTTACATTTACACACCTGATGTATTTGACTTTTAAGTATACTGAATGAAATCGTTTCTTTACACGTATCACACGATTCCTTCGTCGTAACTGTATATTTCTTAACACCTTCGCGTTTGAGTGATTCTATTATAAACGTTTCTTTCTTGACGATATACTTTTTTATAAATTTTTCAAGTAAGTTTTGTTCTGGTTCTACAACAACTTTCTTTTTCGGTGTATACGTTTCAACTTTACCATCTTCATAAAGAATGTCCGTTATTTTTTTAGAGAGTTGATGTCGTCTCCCCGAAAAATCCTTACAAAACCCGTATTGTCTTAGTACGTTCGTAGTAGAAAAACACTTTTGGGCTATAGTATCACCTACTATATGAAACCATACGTGATTGGAATTATGATTACATTTTTTATTTTCACAATATTTAGAATTTGTCGAGACGAGAAACTGTTTGTTATATTTAAACATTTTAGTGATTGATGCAGTAGTTTGTCCTTCTATATTTTTACGAACGAATGCTTCGACGAGTAAAAGAGCCTCTTGGTCCTTGAACTCATTTTTAGTTTGTAATGTTGTAAATGTAACTTCTTCGCGAGTTCCTTCTATGATAACTGGTTCCATGCTTTGTGTACGTAACGTTGCCATATGTAATATATCAACGGACGGTTTTTGTTCAGTCTTTTCCAATGTGGATGAAGGACCATGTTTGTATATAAATATGGGTAAATATTCACTTTGTGTTTCTTTACCGGTGTTATTACATAACTCACACCCTTGACCGGCACACGCTTCATGTTTTCCCTTTTTATGTGACCAAGGCATACGGAACCCACTTCCCTTCGTATTACGTGAATTATTACCGTATACTGAAATATCAACAATATCTTTCCAATCACGTGATCCGTACGCCAAGTTTAACGTATTTATAACATGATCTCTGAGACCCAATGCAGATGATCTATTTACAACAAAACCTGGCCAGTTTATATGTATACCCGTTTTTATGAGTGTGTCTATGGGTTTAGGTTCGGCGACAGATATCAAAGCGTCCTTACCACCAAACTTTGAGACTTTGTCACATATGACTTTACACACACTCTTAATCTGTTCAAATGACATTTCTTCATCATCTTTATAATCAAGATCCATGAAAAAATTGTAATTTTCCGTTTTTTGTTCAACGACAAATATCTTTTCACCAGAGTTATACACTTCTACACATTTTTCGTAAAAGTCATTCAATTTATCAAATGGCACGGAGAGGACACCGCCGTCCATGAGCACATGTGATAAATCGGAGTTATTAGAAAAACCTTGGTCTTTACACCAACGTTTAAACATACTTACCTATTAATCTATTTATTTTTTTATATTGTTTATTCGTCATCATACTCGTGACGCCAAATGGAGCGTCTATATGAGACTTCCGGATAATTTTCTTCTTCTGATAAACTTTTCTTTAAAACGAGGAGTTCATAGACTTTATCCTCTTTATGTAATTCAACGTACCTTTCCGCTCTTTCTAATGTATATGCATGCCTTTCAATGAGAAGCTCTTGTATCTGAGATAAAATGTAGTTCTTAGACTTCATTATTTAATAGAGAAGGTTTTTCTATCGAGAGAAGTTACACACGCGTAAAATTCTGGGTTGTTAAGTACGTTCTTAACAATGCGATCCCATTGTTTTTTCGTACTAAACTCCGAAAGTGTTTCAAAATTCATGAAATCATTTTCATCGTGTGTTCTCTTGATGGGCTGTTTCTGAATCTTACGAAGATTCATTTTCTGTTTTTCATCGTTAAACTTACGTATAAGTTCAACCTGTTCCTGCATGGTATAGTTTACGAAAAACACGTAAACGTTATATTCAAGTTCCACTCCTGGACTTTCTGTTACTACAAACTTAAATTCTGTATATTCACCTTTTTTCAAAGAAATAACTCCTCTGGTTTCTTCTTCAAGTTCTCTCAAAGCACATCTAATGGGATTTGGAATCTCTCTTCGTCTACACCCTCCGGTGACGAAAATCCAATCTTTGAATCTTCGATCCCGGACAGTGAGAAATCGTGGTTTATCACCTATAAAAGTGACGGGGACTGCAATTGCTTTATATTTTTTCATTGCTTATTTGCAAGTTATAATTGAATAAGATGATTATTCTGAAGATTCTTCTTCATCATCATCAACTTGGGTTTCTAAAACTTCCTCTTTTTCTGTTTCTACAACTGGTATAGATTTCACTTTTGGTGGTGGTCTGGATAAATGTGTCATGAGGTTTCCGTAAAATCCTTTAACATTATCCATTTCTGATTTCGTTTTGTTAAGTTCTCTGTACATGTACATTGTGGCAACAATACACATGAGCACGGCAACTATAGTCGCGGTATCGCGATCGAATGTAAACATTTTATATATAAAATTACGAGCTAATTTTTTAAGTTCCTATAATCGCACCCATATGCGTTTTCTTTTCGGTTGGACACGGGTACCCCATTTTTCCAAATTGTATTTCCTGGTAATGTCCTTCTTTACACTCTGCATTCTGAGGAGGTTTTTCTGGTTTTTTACCAACTAAATGATCTAAAGTACCTGATTTTGGGTCATACGTTATAACAAAGACAAATGCTATGAGAAAAATTAATTGCCAAAACATTTATAATAAGCGGCTAAATTAAATTACTTAATTGGAATACATCAAACCACCCATACCATTTTCAATACGGAGGATGTTGTAGTTGACGGCGTAGATATCATCACTCGAGTTGGCTGTGTCATTGACAAGTCTCGCGGAATCGAGTCTACTGAAGTTGAGCGAACCGGTTGGTTGAACCTTGGACGTGTCGAGACAGAATGGGTACAAGAAGAACTTGTCATTTTCACCTGTAACGACGTGCACGGCTGGATCCACGGGCGTTTCTGTCATTGCCTTAGCACCCGCAGTATGGTAATACGAAGTGACCGCGGTGTAGTGTGGATCAACATATTTGAAATCGGCAACATCCGTACCATTGATTTGGAGTTTCATTTTATTTGCGTCTGCTGCAATAGAGAGAGCACTCCCATCTGCAGCTACCAAACACTTAATTGGGTGGTTAAAGTTGAGTTCCTGCATTTTGGAACCGGAGGCGATAGCTTTTTGTGTTTGTGTAATAAGCATGTTTTGTGGTGTGGAAGACAAGGCGGTACGCTCGTCCGTGTCGAGGTGAATGAATTGACTGTAGATTTCGTATTTTTCAGTTGAAAGTGTACCCCAAGTAATTCTCAATTCCACATCGTGGTATTGAAGAGCGATCAATGGGATGGCGGTTTGCGCGTTTTCACAAAACGAAAACCTGAGTGGGTAGAACTTACTTTCAGCGACTTCCCCAAATCCAGAAGTAGATTTAGTTAAGTTTTGTGCTAATATAGATGGCGCAATGTATTGCGAGAATTGAGATGTTTGTTCGTCGATGACTTGTCCACCAACGAGAAGTTCAACTTTGGAAATAGCGTTGACCCAATCGGCTGGCGAAAATTTTTTAGCTTTCGTACCATCATTTGCGGCGATATAGACATACCCGACCATATCCCCTTTTCTTTCAAACCTGACGGTCGACATACCACCCGTGGATGGGTTGCCCTGGATAACCTGTCTCTCAACAGTTTGGGCGAAATTTGTGTGACGTTTATAGTTGGACCTGAAAAAGGAAACTTCAGGTTGGCCGACGAGATGCGCATCTTGGGCACCTACGGCAACGAGTTGAGCAATACCTCCAGACATATTTTATATTATACTAAGGTTTTATTTTTTAAATATCTTCTGTGAAATCTGTATACTGTTTTTTTTAGACGATTTGATTTAATTTATTTTCAAGTTCTTTTATTTTAGAGTTAAGTTCTTTTATAGCTTCTACAAACATACCTGCAATGTTCCCATACGCTATACCATACCCTGATTTTTCTGAACCAGATACAGCTTCCGGTAATACTTCGAGTAATTCCTGAGCAACTAAACCCGTGTATGCTATACCATCTTTTTCATACGTGTACCCATTTATTTTTTCTATTTTAGAAACTGGGTCTTCTATAGTTTTAAGATTTTTCTTATCTCTCACATCGGAATATGCAGTAACATTTCCAGATGCATATATATCACCCACAACATGGAGTGTATGAGATGGCGATGCTGTTCCTATACCAACATTACCAGAATTGGTAATTCTTAATCTATCGGTACCACCTGTCGTAATCTTAAAAGTATCACCTGACGGAAACCCAAAGAATGTATCTGTATCACCTGTATGTGTAATATAAGTAGGGACAGTAAGTCTACCACTACTATCTATGTTCAGTCTGTCGATTCCACCCGTCCTAATTACAAACTGATTAGAACCTGGAAACCCAAAGTATGTATCCGAATCACCATCATGTGTAATATAACTACCAATTATAACATTACCCGTGTTATAGATTATGTCTGAACCCGAAGTTGTCCAAGGACTTGAACCACCACTACTTACCGTTGTCCATGTATTGACACCCCCACCACTCGATGTGAGTACTTGTCCGTTAGTTCCAAAGGAGCCATTTGCACGTAAAGCACCTGTTAAGTTAATATCACCAATGACATGTAATGGGGTCGTTGGGGAAGTTGTTCCTATACCAACATTCCCAGATTCTAACGTGAGGTTATGATTAACACCAGATGCGAGTGAGTTATTTGATGTACCGTTACACACGTAAAAATCAATCGCGTTATCGGCAGAACCACTATTGTGTCTCGTTTGTATGAAATGCTTATACTGATCGTTTCCGTTCCAACCAAACGTTATTTGTGGTGCATTATTCACACCAGCATTGGTATCTCCATTTCGAATCAGTATACCACCTGATGAGGCACTGACTGATCCAGCTACGTCCAAATATCTTATTGGTGATGATGTTCCTATACCGACCTTCCCAGAGCTTCTATAAACGTCCGACCCCGATGTTGTCCAAACACTCGAACCTCCACCACTTACCGTTGTCCAAGACGGTGGAGACGACGAACCACCTGATGTAAGTACTTGTCCAGATGTACCTGAAGACGCAGTAGTACCAACTGTTAAAACACCCGTAAAGTTAACAGCACCGAAAACATCGAGTTTATAATTTGGAGTCGTTGTTCCTATACCCACATTCCCCGTGTCATATTTTATTACCATTTTAGAGTCAGATATATCTGCATTGGGTGTATTACTAGTCGTATTTTCTAAACAAAAGTGTAAATTACAACGACTGGAACTACCAACACCCTCGGCTATTATAGCTGCTTTAAAAGCAGAAAATGAATTTTGATAATACGGTGTACCTAAAAGTAGTCTCGCTTTATTGTTTTCATTTCGATTTGTTATGACTAAATCTGCGTAACTACTACTACTGCTTGTAGTCGAACCATCAACTACAGTCAATCTATGTCCCGCACCTATATCATTATCATCGCCTATTGTTGTATAACCACTCGAATTAATATAGAATCTTTCGGATCCAGCTGTTGTAATTGTAAAGGCATCATTTGATGGAAACCCAAACTTTGTATCTGAATCACCATCATGTGTAATATAAGTACCAATTGTAACATTACCCGTGTTATAGATTATGTCTGAACCCGAAGTTGTCCAAGGACTTGAACCACCACTACTTACCGTTGTCCAAGACGGTGGAGACGACGAACCACCTGATGTAAGTACTTGTCCAGATGTACCTGAAGACGCAGTAGTACCAACTGTTAAAACACCCGTAAAGTTAACAGCACCGAAAACATCGAGTTTATAATTTGGACTCGTTGTTCCTATACCCAAATCTCCCGCCGTAGTCATTGTCATTTTTGTAGTCGTCAAATTAGCGGCGTCCGTGGACCATTTCATTTTATTAGAATCACTGTTATCCACACCAAACGCCCAACCAGCTTCATTTTGAATATCAAATGATATATAAGGATCTCCGGCGCTACTACCACCTACTCGAATTAACACTACAGCATCCTGGTTCGTGCTATTAGAATTATTATACACCACGAGACCATTAGTAAACGGGTTAGCACTACCACTTGCTGCTATTTGTAAAGGTGCACCTGGACTCGTTGTTCCTATACCCAATTTTCCATCATTCGTTAGTGCCATCTTTGTATTATTTGTTAAATTGTCGGGGCTATACGCCCATATAAATTTTCCACTATCTGAACTATCCATACCAATAGACCAACCAGTAGGCGATATACCTGAATATTGAAACGTCATAAAAGGATCTTGATTGGAAGAATTTGTTTCCATAACGAATCTAGCAGGGTAAGACGAACTCGATTGTTTCACGTATAAACCATTACTAAGATTTGTGCTATTTGCGCATTCTATATGTAAAGGTGAAGACGGACTCGTTGTTCCTATACCAATATTACCAGCACTGGTAATTCTGAATCTTTCGGTTCCATTTGTATTAATACTAACAGTATTATCTGACGGAAACCCAAAGTATGTATTTGTATCACCTCCTGAATGTCGGATATAATCAGGAATAGTAAGATTACCAGTATTATCTATGTTCAGTCTGTCGGTTCCACCCGTCCTAATCTTAAACTCATTATTATTTGGAAACCCAAATAAATCATTACTAGTATTACCTGTATGTGTAATATATTGGTCAATATCACCAGAAAATGGGGATGGGGTTGTCCACGTCATTGCACCTCCACCACTTGATGTGAGTACTTGTCCACTCGAGCCTGTGGAACCATTTGCTTTTAAACCACTTGTTATATTCATATCGGTAATATCCATTTGGTTTTGAATGGATACGTTTGATGCTACTAGACCATTTGTATTGACACTTCCAGATAAAATGTTTATTGCACCACCCATACCCGAGTGGTTCTGGCAATAATAGTGGAGTGTGTTCGGTGCATCAGTAGGAACAACATACTGTCCGAACGCACCCGAATTTCCTGGGTTATAGCTTATTCCCGACGGCGTTGTCGTCCAACCATCCGTGTATTGAGACCCACTCGCATGTGTCCCATTACTCGTCGTAGATAAGAGGAAAGGATGGCTACTATTCGAACTATCAGATTGATGGAATCTATAGGTAACACCCCGGTATAGCGTTAGTGTTTGTTGTAGAACACCGTTTATATAATACCTATTTCCCGACCCTGGATTTGCAACCGTTATCGTAATATTAGATATTACATCATTAGCCCTAAACGAAGATGCCTCGACGTTACCGTGTACATTCAAAGTAAAATCTTGTCCATCTTTGATCTCTATTTCAGATAAACCGGCGTGGCTATCCGTAAACCCAATTGCAAATTCAGATAGTGACTGATCGAAACCAACAAATACATTATCTGTAGTACTTGGACGGGCTATCAATATACCCGAATCTACAGATGCAGAAGCATT